GCTGAGAGATGTAATCCCTCGCCATGGAGTCCAACCCAAAGGACCATCGGTTCTCGTCTACAAGTGCCCCTGTAATCATTGTGTCGATGATCTTGCCTTTGATCTCTATGCCCTCGGCGCGTAGCCACCCCGCATCGTAGGTTGCGTTGTGCATGATTACGTTCATGTCTGGCACAGAGAGTTGCTTCTTGAGCCATCGCATCGTGAACCTTGGATCAAGGTTGTGACCATTCGCGTGGCGGATGGGGAAGTACCCTTGATACTCTCCCGCTGCCACAGCTATGCCTATGATGTGTCCGTCTTTCCGTGCCCATCCTGGACCAAGGGTCTTGATGTTCGGGTCGTAGGTTTCGAGATCGACCGCGACTTCTTTATAGCCTGTTAGGTCTGGGAACTCTGGGGGAATGTTCCAATCTGTTTCTATCAGATCCAGTTCATTTTTGATCTGATAGTTTAGATCGCTCCCGAATAGATTCTTTTGCATCTTGAATAACCTCCTCAATGCTACGGTTATCTAGTGCGACGAACTCTGCGCCTAGTGCCGTGTATCCTGCCTTATCAATCCATGAATCCTCATGGTTGATTGTCTCAATTAGTCTGCTTGTTTTTACCCAATCCATCATCAGTGCAACGTGGGCCGGAGTAATGTACCCTGTGTCCCTGATTGCACCTCTGATGATTATGTTCCAGCCCTCGCAGATACGGGCGTGGTTCTCGTAGGCATCGCCATAGTCTCTAGCGCGATCCCCATTTATTAGTTCGGCTGCTTTGTCTAAGCATTCTTTTCTGTTCATAACGGATACCTGTATTTGTTGCCACTCAGTAAGATGTATAAGTTGTGCCGCGCTCTCGTGACGCCAACGTAGAACGCTCGATGCTCATCGTCAGGGTAGTCACTGTTTACACACGCCGCCGTAGACTTATCCAACACAACGCAGTTGTCATCCTCGCCGCCCTTCATCGCATGAAACGTAGACAGCTTGATCCGTGGTGCAGACATGAGATCTTCACCCCTGCGGTAGATCGCTTCGATGTAGTCGCGCTCTTTGGCACTGACCTTCAAGATATCATACGCCGCGTGACTTGCATCTCGGAGCAGACCGAACTCATCGAGCAGCGTGTCCATGTCCACTGCGTCGTCCGCAGCCAGAGCATCCAGAAGTTTGGCGGACCCCCGTTTGACAACGGCATCCTCGCCCTGCTTTGGCACGGCAGCGTACAGCTTCTTGATCCGCTCGACCCCTACCTTCTCACCCTTGCACAGGTCATCCCATGTTGTGAGGTTCTCAACCAGAGTTTCCGATATGCTCGATCTGCCTTTGATCGAATACTTGAACCCCGCGTTCTTCATAAACTCTCCGACCTCTCGGACGAAGTAGTTGGTACGCGCCATGATGGTCCACGAACCTTCGTTCAGTGGTATCTGATCCATGTAGTATACATACTCCACTGTCCCCTGCTCTTCGCGTGGGCTGAATGTCTTATCAAGACGCTTGTATATACGACTGGATATACCTTGTGCCAGTTCATGCACCCTTCGAGGGATGCGGTACGACTGGGTCAGATACTCCACGTTATCTGAACTGTTAATAAACAGATCGACATCCACGCCTGTCCAACGGTGAACCGCTTGGTCGTCGTCCCCTGCGATGATGATGTTGTCCGCATAGTCAGACATCCCCTTGACCATTTCCCACTGAAGTGGTGTAAAGTCTTGGGCTTCGTCGACGAACAAGTAGTCCAAGTGTGGGAACTCTCCCAGTTCCACGTATCGTTCGATCATATCGATGAAGTCCACCTTCCCTGTGGTTCTCTTATATTCCTGCATCGTATCCCGAAACTGTTCGGCCTTGGCATAGAACAGATTGAAGTTGTTCGTTGCGCTGAACTCATCTTCCAAAGAGACCATCCGGTAACGAGCGCGACTGTCCATCTGAACGTAGTCTTGCCCAGTGCCACCCATGTTCGGAGTGCGCAGCCCATCATCGAGGTCCATCGCATCTTCTTTCTCGAACGTCAGGCCGATGGGTTCGCCAATGACTTTGTAGTCCGCCAGTTTCATAACGTCCTCTGGCTGTAGACCAAGGCCGTGAAACCCAAGGGAGTGACTGGTCCGCATGTAGGGAAAGTCTTTGGACTCTAGGTTAAACTGGAGACAGGCACGGGAGATCATCTCCTCGATGGCTTTCCGCGTGAACGAGATCACCCCTATCCGTGACGGGTGTACGCCACTGGTCAGTGCCTCTTCGATTTCTTGTATCAGGCGGTAGGTCTTGCCGCAGCCTGGGGGTCCAAGGATTAACTTACTATTCTGTATCATAGTCTTTCCCTCTTGGTCTGGTGTTGACCCAGTCTTCGATCTCAGACAAAACCCAACGGCTCGATGACCGTCTGTTATCGTCTGGACCTAAGATGATGGGTTGTGGAAAACTGGTCGAGTTTTGCGCCAACTTGTAGACATAGGACTTCGAACATCCCAACAGGTCGGCAACCTCTCCCACTCGCAATAGTCTGTTAGAAGGGGATGTCATTTTCAAACTCCTGTTTCTCTAGTGTTATATCTTCTTCATCAAAAGCAGGGATCCACCAACAGCGTATCGTGCTTATTACCTCACCTTTGGGTGTACGTTTTTTAATACGTTGCGTAGTATTATCTCCTCCCAAGTCTCGGATCATTTGAATGATCTGCGCTCGGGAGTGACCAGTGAACCTGCGCTGATGCAGGAACTCCATCAAACCCAAGAGGGTAAACTTGGTCATACCACCATCAGTCCACGGCTTGCCCATCTCCATTTCTTCTGGAGCCAAGGCTCGTATGTGGCTCGTGCAGTAGGTACGCATGTGCTGCTTGAACTCCCCTGCGACTGTCAGTTCTTCTGGCACATCGAGGTACGTCGCACCCTGCATCAGAGCGTTGATCGTTTGCTGCCACTTCTGTGGTTTCATGGTCGGCGGCATGAAGTTCTTCTGTTCCATGCAAGCGCGTTGCCAGAGCGTTTGGTTCTGCAACTGCTCCGTGCTAAGTTGCAGTCGCTGCCCGTTTACATCCATGAAGTACAAGCGAGGCTCTGATAGCATGATGCTCAACCCACCAACCTGTGGTGCATCAGGGGCATCGCCTCCAATGCCATGCTCTTGTTGCGCACAGACCACCGGATCACAGTAACTCTTGAATGGTTCTTCCTTACAAGTGTACCCGTAGTCTTTCTTCTCGTGTTGGCGAATTGTATTACTAACCTCGCCAGAGCTTAGAGGCGTAGTAAACAGGGTCCGGTTGTACTCTTCCGCCTGTTGTTGCCAGTGGTCTGGGTTACTCAGCTTTGCGTATTTGCATACATGGAAGAGCAACTTGTTTCTCGGCTCTGACTGTGGCCCGTTCGCAAAAATATGTTTCAAGCACGGTGGTCCTTTTGGAAACAACTCGCGCGGCTTGGATAGCTTCATCGCCTCAAGGTCGGCAAGCGATACGCGCTTCTCGTCTATCGCATCTAGGAACTCGTCCAGTTCCATCGCCTCTACCTTATCATTAAAGCAGTACCGTTGCGGTAACTCTGCATTGTAGTAAGGCATGTTGATAAAGTTTCCTACGTCCCCACGATCCGCGATGATCGTGTCTTGCTTCGGGAATATCTCGCAACCGCTATGCCCCAGGGCAATCGACATCTCTGTCAGGTAGTCGCGTACCGCTGCCGCCTGTTCGAACTCTTTCAAGAACAGGTACAGGTGCGCACCGCCAGACTTCGAGCGGCAATGTAATAACGGAAGGTCTAACTTTTGTATCTTGTTTTGCAGGGTCTTGTGATCGAGGTCATAGACATCGATGTCCAGTGCGCCCCACTTGCACATGCTCTCTTCGTTGATTGGGATAGCACCCACGCCATGGTCGCCATCGATGTGGCCCTGAACCAGTTCCTCGGTCAGTGGCTCACGCACAATCTTACTTTTTCCTTCTGCTTTACCGTTACGATTGGTTCGACCAACGATGGTTGTACCATGCGCAGCTTTCGCTCCGACATAAGCGGCAAGCAGTCTTTTAGCTTGTGACATAACTGCTCCGTGTGAAAAGAGGAGGGAAAGTTTTTACCCGAAACTTTCCCCCCAAGCTGCTTAGAAGGGGATGGAATCATCCTCTTCTTGTGAGGAACCAGAGGAGGCTTGTGAAGAGGTGGTGGAGTCCCTCTCCTCTGGAGCAGCAGCTTTCACTTCACCGTCAGCGACGGAGACACTCAGAGCTTTGGCTTGTTGATATAACGCCGTGTCTGTAATGCGACCTTCAATATCGACAGCGTAGTTTGCATACGACTGGTCGTTTCTGTTTGTCTCTTCAACAGAAGTTACACGCCAGATGTTACCATACAGTGGCATTTTTACAACCTGCCCTGTTTTCGGGTGCTTCATCATCTGAAGACTAATCTTTGACTTCCAACGGCGGCTGACTTTCAACGCTGTGATCTTCATGTCAAGAACCGCAGGGTTCCATGTGCCATTCTCTGATTCGTACAGCACATAGTAGTTGTCAGCTTTGACCATCTCGTTGCCGTTCGGCAGCAACTCTTTGTTGCCGTCGCGTACAACCTGACGGATGACCGGATCGGTAGGTGCGATCTCTCCAACGAAACCCCCACCGTTATCCATAGGAACCCACTCAGTGTACTTGGTTATGGTGGCACAGATCACAACACGCAATCCTTCGCTGCCATCCCAGAACTCATTCGTAAGGTTGTTAAAGATATCGCCTGCACCAAGACCCTTGATGTAC